GATTGTTTTATTCAAACTGGTAACGAAATAAGATCAGATGAAACAATGACATCAAGTACAATTACAAGACAAGCAACTGTTGATTATGTAATTATTGGTTTTGTCAAAGGAACACCAACAAATATTGACACAAAAAGAAATGAATTAATTTCTACGATTGAAACTAGACTAGATTCTGATAGAACACGAGGTGGATATGCTAAACAAACTCAAATAGTAGAAGTATCTACTGATGAGGGAGTTTTATTTCCAATAGGTGGTATCAGAATGGTGGTGCGAGTTATGTACCAATACACATCTGGCACACCTTAATATAAACAAACAAGGAGAACAAAATGGCAACTCATACTGGTTCAGAAGGAACAATTAAAATTGGTTCTACTGTTTTAGGTGAATTAAGAAGTTATACGCTTGAACAAACATCAGATACTATTGAAGATACTTCAATGGGTGATTCTGTAAGAACTTATAAAGCTGGTTTAAAAGCTAGTTCAGGTTCAGCAAGTGTATTTTTTGACGAAGCTGATGCTGGTCAATTATTATGCACAGTTGGTTCATCAATCACATTGAATTTATTCCCAGAAGGTAATTCTACTGGCGACAAATTTTATGCTGTTGATGCAATCGTAACTGGATATAATGTAAGTGCATCTTTTGATGGAATGGTTGAAGCAGAAATTACTTTCCAAGGTAACGGTGCAGTAACTATTGGAACAGCAAATTAATAATTAATTAGAAAAGGAAGATATATGGCAGTAATAGATAGAGTGAAGGCACAGTTTGAATCTTTAGGTATTAAAAAGATTGAGGTAGCTGAATGGGGCGAGGAAGGCAAACCTTTAGTAATTTATTGTTCACCATTTACACTTGGTGAAAAAAGAAACCTATTTAAAGGTGCTAAGAATGATGATCTAGGAGTATTAGTAGATGCAATCGTTTTAAAAGCAAAAGACTCTGAAGGAAACAAAATGTTTAAACTAGATGATAAGCTAACATTATTGAATAATGCTGACGCAAATGTTATAGCTAGAGTCGCAACAGAAATGTTGAATAGTGCTTCTTACGAAGATACCGAAAAAAAGTAAGATTTGACAAAGAGCTTTACACCATACTTGCTCTTGGTCACGAATTAAAAAAAAGTATGGAAGAAATGCTTTCTCTAACTGAGGAAGAATTTTATTATTGGATAGCGTATTTTAAAGTGAAGGCAGAAAAAGATAAACTAAACTATGGCAGATCAGCAAGTAAAAATAACAATCTCCGCAATAGATAATGCCACAAAAGCACTTAATGATGTTAAGAATAATTTAAAAGGCGTAAGCAAAGAAACTGATAATACACAACAAAGTTTTTTAACACTTAAAAACGCAGTAATTGGATTTGCTACTGTTGGTCTAGTATCGCTAGGAAAACAAATCATAGATGTCACAAAAACATTTCAAGAACTAAGAGGGAACATTATAAGTGCTGTTGGTTCTATTGAAAAAGGAACACAAACATTTAATGATTTATCTGAATTTGCTAAAACAACTCAATTTAGCATACTTCAATTAGGCAGATCGTTTCTTACATTAAGTCAAAATGGTGTAGCACCCACTGATAGACTTTTAAGAATATTTACACAAACTGCTGGTAATGCAACTAACAAAGTAGATGCTTTAAATGATTTAACTAGATTATTTGCACGAGGAGCTCAAGGTGGTTTTAATATACAATCTTTAAATCAATTAGTAGCTAATGGTATTCCAGCATTTCAAATACTAAGAGAGGAATTAGGATTAGATGAAAAAGCATTAATGAGATTATCTAATACTGCTGAGGGTTCACAATTAATATTAGACAACTTATTAATAGGGTTAGAAAAAAGAGCAAATAACTCGGTAAAACCTATTTTTGATTTAAATGTTTCTTTTAAAAATTTTTTTGAAACAATAGAAGCTGGTTTATTTCAAATAGGAGATCAAAAAGAATTAGCTGGTTTTGTAGATCAATTAACTAAATTATTAAAAGCACTACAACCAATTATAGATATTATAACTTTATTTGTTAGAAATATATTACAAGGTTTTATTTATGCCTTAGAAATTGTTAATCCATTAATTGCTTTATTCTCAGAAATATTATCTGATTTATTTATTCCTATAAAAACAGTTGCCGATAATATTAATAAATATTTAAACAAAGCGTTTGAAAAATTTGCAGGATTTTTAGATGATGTTAGAAAAAAGTATAAAGAATTTAAAGAGTTTGTATTTGGCAAACCAATTCAATTAGAAGTAATTCCACCAAAAACAAAAGCTGTTGTAGAAGAAACAACAAAAGTACCAGCAGAATTGTCAGCTACACAAAAAACAGTTCAAGCATTACAAGTTGCCGCATTTGATTTAAAAGCACAATTTAAAGATATTTATTCTGTAATTGCACAAGGAATGGTTAGTGGAATTAAAGATGTTTCTAAAGCATTAGCTGAATCAATAGTTCTTGGTAAATCTTTACAAGCATCATTTGCAGATATAGCTAGAAATTTATTAGTAAAAATTATTTCTGGTTTAATAGAAGAACAATTAGCTAAACTTGCTTTATTAGCTTTAGATGAAATAGCAGTTTTATTAGGATTAAAAAGATTAGCTATTGAAAAAGAAATTACTAAAGAGAGAAGAAAACAAATTGGTGATGGTGTAACAGATTCTAACCCAGAAGAAATGGCTAGAAAACAATTATCAAATATAATTGATGAATTATGGACCAAATTAAAATCATCATTTGATACCATTTTAACATCAGTATCAGATATATTTACTAATATAGGTTCTTATACTGATGATATATTTAATAATATAGGAAGCAGTATAGGTGATATTTTATCATCATTAAGTTCTAGTGTTGGAGATATATTCAGTTCAATAGGTGGCTCACTAGGTGATATTGTTGGAAGTATGGGCAATATATTTGGTGGTGGTGGAGGAGGTGGTGGATTTGATTTAGGCACATTATTTGATTTAGGTTCTATGTTCTTTATGGCAGAGGGTGGTGCCGTTAATGCAGGTACTCCTTATACTGTAGGAGAACGTGGTAGAGAGGTGTTTATACCAAGTTCCGATGGAAACATCATACCAAACCAAGACTTGCAGTCTAAAGCGAATAGCTTCAACTTTACGATTGTTGCAACAGATGTTAAAGGTGTTAAAGAATTACTATTAGATAATAGAGCAACTATCGTTAATATTATGAACCAAGCACTTAACAGTAAAGGAAAACCTAGTTTAATATAATGAGTGGCACATTTCCATCAACACCAGCAACTAAATCAGTAGGAATAAGCTCAAAACAAAATACTATTGTTTCAACAACCACTTCTGGCAGACGACAAGCTAGACAAATAGATGGTCAAAGATTTGCTTTAATTTTACAATTTCCAGTTATGACTAGAAGTGAATTTGCACCAATTATGGCTTTCATAATGAAACAAAGATCACAATTAGAATCTTTTCAATATGTACCAGCAACAGTTTCAACAACCAGAGGAGTTGCTACTGGAGTTATTTCTGTAAATGGTTCTGTAAGTGCAGGTGCAACATCTTGTTCAATAGATGGTATGGCAAATAGCACAAACGGAGTATTTAAAGCTGGAGACTTTTTTAGATTTACTGGTCAAAACAAAGTTTATATGATTGTTGAAGATGTAAATTCTAATGGTTCTGGTGCAGGAACATTAACATTTGAACCACCATTAAGAACTTCAGTAAGTGATAATGCAGTTATAATTTATTCTAATGTAGATTTTACAGTGGGTTTAACAAACGATATTCAAGAATTTGCAGTAGGCACAGAAAACTATTATCAATACGAAGTTGATCTTATAGAGGTATTATAATGACTAGATCATTAAATGCTTCCTTAATTACAGAACTTGCAACAAATAAACTTAATCCAGTTGAACTTGTTTATCTAGGAGTAAGCACAGGAACTTATTATACAGATCATTATAAAAATATTACTTTTGATGGAAACACTTATATTGCATCATCATTATTTTTGGGAAGTTCTGAATCAGCAGAATCATCAGAAGTATCTGTAAGTAATTTAGTAGTAAAATTTGGTGGTGCAGACCAAACTATAATCTCTTTATTTCTTAATAATGATTATATGGATAAAAGAGCTTGGGTTTATAGAGGTTTCCTAGACGAGAACCAAGCATTAATTAATTACCCATTTTTATTATTTGATGGAAGAATTGAAAACTTAAGCATTGAGGAAGATAACAATAATTCAACTGTTTCAATTTCTATTGCTTCACATTGGGCAGATTTTGATAAAATTAAAGGAAGAAAAACTAATACTAATTCACAAGCGTTACACTTTCCAACTGATGTTGGATTTGATTATGCTTCACAAACAGCAAAGGATATTAAATGGGGCAAAGCATAACTGATTTATATAAAATTATACATCTGTATAGGCAGTTCCCAAGATACGATAAAATGAAATATCAAGATTTAGTAAATGCAATATTACCTTCTTTTAATTTAGAACAATACCAACTACACAAAGTTAATGGTGAAGTGGTTGGTTTTACTAACTGGGCTTATTTAAGTGATGAAGTTGAAAAAAGATTTATGACAACTGGCAAATTAAAAGCTAATGAATGGAAATCAGGAAATAATATTTGGCACATAGAAACAGTTGCTAAAAGTCATTTAAGAGAAATTATGAAGTGGACCAAAGAATATTTTAGAAATTTATTAGAGGTAGATCAACCTTTAAAGTGGTTAAGAATATCTGATGACTCAGTTATTTATAGAAGATCTATGAAATTTAAAAGGGAGTTCCATAATGGGTTTTGATCCAGTAACAGCATTTGTAGTTCAGCTTGTAGTCACAACAGCAATTTCTTGGGTATTAAAACCTGAACCACCAAAAAGAAATGTGCAGGGTCAAGAAACTGCACAAGGTATTTTAGTTAATAAAGCATCTAATAATACTGCCATTCCAGTAGTTTATGGAAGAAGGCAAGTGGGTATAGCAAGAGTATTTGTTGAGAGTTCTGGAACAGATAATACATATCTTTATATGGCAGGTGTTCTTTGCGAAGGTGGTGGTAATGGAATTGAATCTATAGATGAAATTTATGTTAATGATAAATTAGTAACTTGGTCAGGTGCATTAACTGATGGTACTGTAAGAACAGTAAATAGTTCAGATACAAATTTTTATAAAGATGAAAGTTTAATATCAGTTCAATCATTTTATGGATTAGATAATCAATCCGTTTCATCATTATTAGACGAATCAACAAACTGGGGTTCTAATCATAAATTATCTGGAGTTGCTTATTTAGCTTTTAAATTTAAATGGAATCAAGATGCTTTTAGTTCTTTGCCAGAAATAAAAGTAGTTCTTAAAGGTAAAAAAATTTACGATCCTAGATTAGATTCAACAAAAGGTGGTTCTGGTTCTCATAGACAAGACACAGCATCTACTTGGACTTATTCTAATAACTCAGCTTTATGTCTTTTAGATTATTTAAGAAATTCTAGATATGGAAAAGGTTTACCAAATTCTTCATTTGAAACAAATTACGATTCATTTAAAACAAGTGCAAATATTTGTGATACACAAGTAACACCTTACACTTCGGCACCATCAGATATAGATTTATTTGAAACAAATATAGTTTTAGATACTGAGCAAAAAGTTATAGACAATGTAAGAGAATTATTAAATCCAATGAGAGCAATATTTACCTATACACAAGGTAAGTATTTCTTAATTATTGAAAATACTGGTTCATCACAATTAAGTTTAAACAAAGAT